CCACGATTTAAGATGGTCTCGTACGTCTGCCTGTTTAATCTGGTTTCTTTGTCTGCGGTTTCTTTTACCTTAGCATATAACTGACCTTGTAACTGTTCGAGCCTCGTAATACGTGCCTTATAATTTCCTTTCACGTACTGCTTAAGACCTTTACCCTCCATCGTCTGCCAGTATTTATCAGTCTCATGTTTCGATAATAAGCCTTTTAACTTAGTCGTATCGAGCGTACCATCTTTAAAAGCGTCAGTTATATCTGGATTACTTCTGTAGTTCTTATATACATTAGCGATCTGTTTATCAATATCTTTCATGGACTGATCGTATATCTTAGCCAGTCTATTACGCTGTACATCTGTATACTTTTCTGCCTGCGTTAAGCGTTCTATGGATCTCTTCGCCCAGTAGGTATTACTTTGCATATATTACACCTCCTACTCTACGATAGGATCCTCTGGATTATTAGGACTGACACCACCTGTATTAGAGTCATTTATCTGGTTATCATTATAAGGAGTAGTATACTCTCTCATATCTGCCTCAGACTCAGCGAGTGCCAGCTCTACGGTTTCCTTACTATCCTTTACAAACGATAATTGACTTACAAGTAGCTCACGATCCACGGTACCTAAAAGGTTATTAATCATTTGACTTGTATTATAATCGTCTAGCGGTAGGTTACGCTTAAAGATTGCGTCTACTTCCGATACTGGTACAATACTCATGCGAGATAGCGTACTTAAAAAGTTATTATATAGCTCGAAACGCTCCATTAATCCCTTTTCAAAGTATCGTTCCTTATTACTGATACGTTGTTCAAACGCAAGTAATTTGTATCTGATCGCTACGCCTGACGAGTTACCTATAAAATTAGCGTCACTCATATTAGGAGTCATGGTTACCTTATGGATATCATTCTCCAGAGTTTTACGTAATACGTCTGTATCTGCCTCATTTAAGGTCTTAATCAGATACCCTATATCACCATCTGGCGGAATACTGGATAATACTCTGTACTCTTTTAACTGCTGTACCTGCTCGTTAGTAAAATCCATATTCTTAAGCCAGAGTATAGCGTCTACTAACTGCTCCTTATCATTTATACGATCTGATTGTAGTAGGTTATAAGCGTCTATAAGACTGATAGCGTCCTCAAAGTCTCCTAAGTACTCTGGATTATTACGATACTCGATAATAGGTACTGCACCAAACGCATGAGGTTCTTCTTTTTCTGTCTTTAGGTTCTTACCTTTTAATGTATAATAGCGAGTTTCCTTATCGTCTGTATAGATTACCTCGTAGAACTCTTTTTTGTTTTTCTCTAGGATTGCACGATAGATAATACCAAAGAGTTTATTATGTTCCATCGTAGTATCATGCACCAGTACCACGTTTCGGTTATCTAGTTCCGCGGATCGTGGTTCTGCGTTCTCATTTGCATACACATACTCGTACTGGACTCCGTATATACTCATATCCTTAGCGATTTCTGTATCTAGGTCGTTTATCGTCTGGTTTTTATATACATCTAGTAGCGGTTTAATATCGTAACCATCTGCTACCTGGTACTCCACTGGATTACCCATTAAGTACCCTACATTGATATCTGTAATATATCTCGCATGATTAATCATAACTTTATTATTACTTAAGTTATCCACCTTATTGCGATTAAGTATTTCCTGCTGACCGATATAATACGCCTCCAGCTTATCGTATCTTGCGTTAATCTTACGACTGTACTCGATTATATCTAGTATAACCTGTGCGGTTATCTCTGTATCACGTTTCAATGTGTACATTATTTACCTCCCAAAATACGACTGCCTGTTAGCTTTTATAGGATTAACTCCTACCTCTGTCTTAGCTCTTACGGTAGGTGTAGGAGTACCTTTGATATATTTATTCAATCCATAACGTAATGCGTCTATACAGTTATGAATAATAAAACCACCACATATACTATAATTGTGATGGTCTTTTACTTCCATATTGTATACATCTTCTTTACCTGCATACTCTATCTTACTTATTTTTATGTACGTAGAGTCTGCCACATGACCTTGTACAAAATCTTTGTTTTGAATATTTGTTAACATTAAACACCTCGCCACACCATACGCACTTACGATCTACATTATCTATCTTATGTAACCGCCTGTAAGCACTACGACACTTATTAGAACAATATCCTTGTCTAGCAGAAAGAAATGTTTTGTCACAATACTTACAAATATAATCTTTTTTAGCATGAAATTTATCTTTAGTCTTTTCGTAATGTTCTTTGTGCCATTCCTTACCTTGTTCGCTCTTGTGCCATTCTATCGCCTTTGGTCTTGCGTTTTCATTAAGATTATTAACAATCTCTTGTCTATGTGTAATTGTTCTATGTACACCATGATAACTACGGTGTGCTTTTCCAGATGTTAACGATAAGTTCGATATATCATTATTGCTTTTATCATGATCTATATGGTGTATCTGGTATCCTTTCGGTATTTCTCCGTTATGATACTCCCATATATACCTGTGTAACCGCTTTCTGATAGTGCTATTTAAATAATAACCTGTACGATCGTCTCTTGTAAATTTCAGTCCGTTATAATAAATATATTTTTCCATTCATTTATTGTACAACACGTAACGCAAGGTATCAATCTATATTAAGTTTAAGTATGCTATCGCTGTCCGTTAACTCATTTATTTCTATCCAGCCTCTTTGAGTGTATACTTGGTGGTCTTTCGTTGCACGAAATACTGTTCCATCTTCCATAGTTATCTTAACAATATCAGCATTTTTACGAGTTAATCTAACGTCGTAGTACTCTGCGGTTGTTTTATTATTATAACTATCTTTACAGTATACTATCCCTGTAGTATTTACTAAGTCCTTTATAGCAACTTGACCGTTCACTGTATCAATCAATGTATCTCCAGTTATACAATGGTTATATGTATCGACTGGAGTATTAATATACTCTCCTGTTTTCTTATCTTTCGTCCAGGTGTAGTTATCCAGCTCCTCGATTACCTTGTAACATCTTTCGTCTACTATAATCTCGTACTGCTGGATCCACTGTATACCATGTATCACAGAGTCCTTACCTTTTACCGTTGCCTCCATATTTACGCCTTTATTACGTATCTCTTGTATACTTTTAGGTTCTGCACTATCTCCGTAACTCTTGTCTTTCGATAGTCCTAAATCTATCATGATACTAGCGATCTCATCGTTAAGCATACCCTTGCGTACGTACTCACCTGTAACATAGATCCTATTATTAACCTGGTCTAAATATCCCCATACGATAGCACTCGGATCGTTTACAAAACCAAAATCTGCTCCTATCCATCGGTGTAAGCCTTGTATCTCCTTATCACTTATAATCTTTGTACGATAGGTAGGGAATACGAGTTTGTCGAGTGTAGCAAACTCTCCCAGGGTATAGATCTTATAGTATGCTGGATTACGATATTGTAGGTTTTCTAACTCTTTTTTATAATTATCGTCTAAGAAACGATTATCCTTATACGTCGTTTGTATGATCCTAGCGTTATCTGGAGCGTTTCCAGTATGAAAGTAATTATATAGCCAGCTCTTTTTAGAAATAGGATTATACATTAGATAGATTTGCGGATAGTCTACTAATACTCTAAGTCTTAGGTTAAGCTGTGTATACTCGTCCTCTGTTAACTCTGTAGCCTCCTCTATAATGATATCTGTTATACCATCTATAGACTTTATTTTCTCTTCGTCATCATATCCTTTAAATATAAATAAGCTACCATTCGGTAGCTCTATCTCAAAATCTGATTTATTTATCCTGCACTGATCATAATAGCCACTGCTCTTTAAGTGCGTGATAATAAGAGACCATATAGAGTGGCGTATTGTTCTCCCTATCTTACGTACCACTAAAACCTTACGCTTATATTTTAACGCCTTAAGTAATACTTTTTGTGTAGCACCGTATGACTTACCAGACCCAGCTCCACCTATATATACCTCGATACGATTACTATAATCTTGTATATGTTCTAAGATCCAGTCGTTAAATATATTTTTATTCAATCGTCTAGCCATAACATCACTCGATAAACCAGTCTGTCGTTACTTCTTTTATCTCCACCTGTTCGACTGGTTTCTGTCCTTGTAATGCGAGCCATAGCTCCATCGCTTTAACGTCGCCTTTTTGTGCCTTAATCATAAGACTAAAAGTACATAGCATACCGTTAGTAATATCACTATCTTTTAATCCTAGTTGTTTCGCCTTTTCTTTTATTCCAGAGTCCAGCGGTTCCATTTTAGCGAGTAAGCTAGCCATTTCTTTATAGGTTTTCTGCTTTCTACGAGTAACACCACTCGCCTGTCCACCTTTTCTTGCGATTTCTTTCTGTTCTTCTTTTGTTCTTTTGTTTTGAGGTATTAAGTTTTTCGTTCCATCTCTTGGCACATCTAACACCTCCTTAACTAAATATCATTACTTTTTACGCTTACCTTTACTACTAACCTCTGTAGGTTCTACCTCTGGATCTTTTTTTACAACTTCAATCTGATACTCCTCACCGTATAATGTTACAGTAGGTATATTTTTCTCGATTAGATCTGTAATATCGCTATCAGTACCATACATTGTTACGATATACTTACCATCTTCATTAGGCGTTACTTTTAATACATTACTCATAAGATCCTCCTAAATATAAAATAAGAGACCTCCAGCGAGGTCTCTTACACTATTCACTAATACCATTATATATAATAAAATCATAAATATCCTTTAAGTTTACTATATATTTACTATAGATTGTATATAATTAGATCCATTTCTTCTATACTTTTGTTTATTGTCTTATGGATAGCGTCCTCTGACTTGTCGTAATACTCGGAGATTGTCATAGGTGATTTTTTCTCTAAAAATCGCATACGGATCACATTACGCTTATAGTCTTTTAATATATTTATCGCATAATCTACTATCTTTATATCTAACTCTGTCGCATTAATCTGTTCCTGTAGCTTTTCTGTTTCTTCTATCTTGTTAATTACCTGCGACTCTACTGGAGACTGTATATATATATTCTTCTGCGATCCGTCTCTTAAACAATGTGAGTTATAGGTGTAATCCTTATTAAGTTCTTTAATGCGTCGTCTTAACCACTCACATCTAAGTTTATTATTATTATATTCCTCTAATAACGTCCTTACACTCATATACTCCTCCCATAAGTTTTAATATGTATCACATATTTTTTCTATTAAAGAATTCATTAAATTCATGGATACCGCTCCAAATAAAATATTATTAAGTATTCTATCATTTATAAAAAGCGTGTTAATAAATAATACTATAAAAATCACTATACTAAGTAATAACTTTATAATAGCCTCTTTCGTCTTACTCTCCATCATTTTCTCCCATTTTATAACCGCATATATCACACGTATATTTATTACCACTAATTATAAGCATTTTTGTATCTAGTGATAATTTATATAGACTATCTATATTAGATCTTATTGTATAAAGGTTATAATTTATTAATTTAATATCTTTTCTTATATGTAAAATATGTACCAGTAAGACTAATAAACAGATAGCCACCAGTAAATTAAATATCGTTAACAGTATGATCCACATAGTTTACTCCTCTTTCAGCATTACATAAAATATAAAAAACATTATAATTATTATCAGTAATCCGCCTACTTTTCCTAATATTTCGATTATGTTATTACAATCACAGTCATAATACATTGTCCACCTCACAGATATAGTCCATGCGTGACCAGCCTCCACTTGCAGTCACTTTAATGAGTTTCATTGTTAACATTTCACCAAAGACTTGTACATCTTGTAATGTTTTATCGTTTTTATATTCAATCTTCGGATCACCAAACCATCTATTAGTATCTGACTTAATCCCTATATATCCCCACTCTTTTCTCTTAAGCACTTCCTGGATAAATTGTTCTAGTGTCATTTCTTCTAATAATTCCACATTATATGGAGCAGTGCAGTCTCTGCTTTCTTTACCACGTTGTATTAACTTAAATTTCATATACAATCCCTCGCTTTATCTTCAAACCGTACCCTATGATTAATCTCTTCGAGTTCCTGGTCTAAATATTTCTCTGTTTCGATACGTTCCAGTTTTCTCTGGATCTTACTGTCCATGTGTTGTATTAGCTCGTACTGACCTAATTTATTTAAGTACATGATCTGTATAGTCATGATATATACATCTGCGATCTCGTCTAACATACGAGTTATATCGTATTTATCCTTAGCGTGTAGGTATAATTCGATCTCGTGTACCAGCTCTCTAAGTTCTTCGATAGTTTTTAGGTGCTGGTGATCAGAGCCATAGTGATCTGCGATCTTTTGTATATTTTCTAGTCTTGAGATATTAATGTGCATTATTTCTCCTCATAAAGATTAATTTATTATCTTTTATTATTTTTTTTCTGCCTGCGTTTTTCGTGCCTGGTGGTATCGTACACGCCTCTTCTAGTGTCCAGCCTAAATATAGAATACGCCAGTAAAAAGTATTTTTATTTATATTATTTTGTTTCGCAGTATCTAGGTAC